ACGCGGAGAATTGCGACTACTGCCGTGAGTATTTCAAGCAATACCAGAATTACCATCTAGTGCATTTCTACGTGGCCGTGCAGATTGAGATTTGGCGTCGCATGGGCGGTATGCCAAGCATCGTCAAAGAAGCCGAGGGTGCCGGCTTGACGCAAGAGCAAGTGCAAATTTTGGGCGCGCAGTTTGAGAAGTTCGTCAAAGAGTCGCTGTCATCTGAAAGCGGAGTGCATTGATGGACATCAACCGCATCGAACTATTCCGCACCGGGCGCTGGAACAACTTCAAGGATTTCACCACCGCCGATCTCGACGGCATGGTGCAGGCCTTCGACGAGTTGAAGATGGCCGGGCGGGTGCCGTTCAAGATGGGGCACAACGAAGCCCAGCCTTTCACCGATGGCCAACCCGCGCTCGGGTGGCTGTCGAAGGTGTACCGGGACGGCGACGTCCTCTATGGCGATGCCACCGGCGTCCCATCGGCGGTGCACGCGGCCATCAAGGATGGCCTCTACAAATTCGTTTCCGTTGAGCTTGCGCAGTGGGTGATGGAGGGCGGTTCCGAATACCCCTTCGTGCTTTCTGCGGTGGCTCTGTTAGGCGCTGACATTCCGGCGGTCAAGGGCCTAAAGGACTTGCAAGCGTTGACTTACGCCAAGGCTCCCAAGTTCGGGAGTTCGGTTGCGAAGGTCGCGTTTACGCTGGTTCATCATCAATCGGGAGAGAGACGACACATGGCTGACGAAAAGACACCCGATCTGGCGAAGGTTATCGCGCAGGTCGAGGATCTGTCAGGCAAAGTCGCCACCTTCACTGCCGAAAATGCTCGCCTGACCGCCGAAAACCGGCGTCTGGTGGAGGAATCGGAAGCGAAGGAGAAGGCGGCCAAGGCGGAGCGGGTGAAGAACCACCGCTCTGCCATCACGCAGAAGTTCGACGACGCGATCAACCAGAAGCGCATCTTCGCGTCGGCTCGGAATCTGTTCGAAAAGGGACCGGCGTTCAAGTCCGACGAGTCGGTGCTCGACATCAAGCTGGAAGACGTGGACCAGTACATCAAGGAACAGACCGTTTCTGGATGGAAGCCCACGAAGTTCAGCGACGACCAGAGCCAAGACACGCTGGGCGGCACCCCGGACGACAAACTCCCGCCCGACCAGCAGGTCGCTCGCAAGGTCGAAGCGGAAGTCCTCAAGTACGGCGGCAAACTCTCGTATTCGGAATGCACGAAGCGGGTGCTACGCGCCAACCCGGAACTGGCCGAGTCCTATCGTTCGCAGCCGGGAATCAAGGGAGGCCGTGAAGCGGCATGACTGTCCAGAACAAGTGGCAGGGAACGACTGTCGTCGCGGGTGCGGATCTGACCGTTGCCGGCAACCTCTACAAGGCGGTTGCTGTTGGCGGGACGATCGCGGCCACTTCCGCGCTGTCCATCGGACTCCTGCAGAGCAAGGGTTCGCAGAATACCCACGTCACCGTGGGCATCAACGGCGAGATGAAGGCCTTCGCGGGAGCCGCCATTACATCGGGCGCCCGTCTGTCCGTCACCACGTCCGGGTTCATCATCGCAGCCACATCGGGTGCGGTCGCAGTGGGCAAGGCGCTGGAAGCCGCGAATAGCGGCGACCTGTTCCGGGGCTACTACGACTTCGCCGCCGGTGGCCTCAACGCGTTCTAACGGGAGATCACTTAAACCATGGGTACTTCAACCGGGGTTCGTGATCTTCACGTCGATCAGAACCTCACGAATATCGCAATCAACTATCGTCCGGTGGGGACCATCGTGGACCTCATCGCGCCGATCATCACGGTGCAGAAGGCGCGTGACCAGTTCCCGGTTTACAACCGGGGCGAAATCCTCGCCATCGAATCGGCGGAACGCTCGCCGGGCACCGAGGCCAAGAAGGTCAGCCGGTCGGTTTCCAGCCGGGCCTACGAGGTGAAGAACTACGCGCTCGCGTATGACATCACCGTCGAGGACCGGGCCAACGTGGACGCCGCCTACGAAGCCGAGATGTTCGGCTCCGCGGCGGAATACCTCGTCTGGAAACTCACCGCGGGCTGGCACAAGCGTGTGCTTGATACCGTCGGCAGCGCATCCAACGTCTCTACCGGCTTTGTGCCGGCGTCGGCGTGGACCACGACCGGCGGCGACCCGTTCTCGCAAATCGTCCAGATCATCGAGCAGATCAAGGCCACTACCGGGCAGCGCCCCAACAGCGTTGTCGCCGGGTGGAAGGCGTGGTCGCTGATGCGTCGCAACACCAACCTGCGCAACATGCTGAACGGCACCAACAACGGTGGCGGGCTGGTCACGCGGGAACAGGTGGGCAACCTTCTGGAACTGGACCGTTTCCTCGTCGCCGAGACCTTCCTCAACACCGCCAACGAAGCACAGGCCGAGTCGCTGTCCGCTCCGTTCGACGACAAGGTGCTGGTCTATTGGGCGCCGACGGCCCCGTCCCGCGATGCGCCGTCCTTCATGTACACGTTCCGGCAGGAAGTGCCGGGCGTGCCTTCGCTGGTGGCCGAACGGCATCCGTTCGACACGCGGCGCAAGGTGGAGACGGTCGAGGTCGGCTATTACCAGACGGAGGAAGTCGTGGGTTCCGCCTACGGCGCGCTCCTGCTGGGAGTCGGCTCGTCGCAGGCCAACGGGCTGGCGTAAAGGACCTTCAGGGAGAGCAACTAGGCGCGGTTCAGCAATGGGCCGCGCCACTTTTTTGGGAGGAACCATGTTCGTCGAAGATCCCAACGAGACCGGTGACCAGCGCCGCAGGCGCATGGCCAAGGAACAAGAGAGTCTGAATGCGGCGATTGCCGCCCGCGATCGTTCCGTCGAGATGACCGAAGCCGACCGGATCGCCATGGCGCAGCACGCCAACGTGCGCATGAACCGCCCGCTGGACTACGCCGGCATCATCCGGGGCCGCGAGATGAACTTCGACCTGTTCGTCGGCCTGCCGTCGGACGAGGAATGCCGGAAGCAACTCAAGAAGGGAGGAAAATAGTGGACATCGTGATACACGCCATGGGCTTGCCCTTCAACGGCGAGACCATCAAGACGAAGTCGCTCGGGGGATCGGAATCGGCAGCGTACTACCAAGCCAAAGAGCTTGCCTCCCGCGGGCACCGGGTCCAGTTGTGGACCACGCACCGCGACGGCGGCACATGGGACGGCGTGATCTACACGCCGGTCGGCAATGTGAACGAAGCGAACCCGCTGGGCGACGCCTTCACGTATTACGCCACCCGCACGCCGCATGACGTCCTGATCATCCAGCGGCACCCGCTCGCGTTCCACAAGGACTGGGCGTGCAAGATCGGCATCCACCAGATGCACGACGTCGCGCTGTATCGCAGTATCCCGATGATCAACGGCGGCCTGTGCCGGGTGGACTTCACCACCGGCGTGAGTCATTGGCACACCAACCAGATCCACGAGGTGAGCGGTGTCCAGAAACACGCGCTACGCGTCATCCCGAATGGTGTGGACCCCACGCTGTATCAGGGACCGTTCGAACAGCACCCCACGGCGCTTGGTTTGCATACGGACGGCAAGTTCGTGCTGCTCTACCAGTCGCGCCCGGAACGGGGACTTGAAAACCTTTTGAAGCCCGACGGGATCATGGCGAAGCTGGCCGAATCCGGCAGCAACGCCCATCTGGTCATCTGCGGTTATGACAACACGCAGGCGCAGATGGTCCCGTACTACCAGCAATTGCAGGCGTGGGGCGAACAATTGCCCAACGTCACGCCGCTGGGATCGCTCAACAAGTCCGATCTTGCCGCCCTACAGCGATCGGTTGATTTGCTGGTGTACCCGACCGCCTTCGCGGAGGTTTCGTGCATCACTGCCATGGAGGCCATGCACGCCGGCTTGCCGATGCTCACATCGGATTATGCCGCGCTGACGGAGACGTGTGCGGACAGCGGGACCATTCTGGTGCCGTTGGGCGGCAAGGTCCCTTCGGTTGCGCTCGACAACCTGATCGGCGGGATGGCGCAACAGAAAGTGAACATCGACAAGTTCGTGTCCCACATCAAGGGGTTGGAAAACAACCCGAAACGGATGACGCAACTGTCGCAAGCTCAGCGCGCCGCCGCCCATCGCCACACGTGGTCGGGCGCGGTGGACAAGCTGGAAGCGGCGATCGAAGACGCCTTCGCACAGCGCAGCACGCCCACCCGCACGTTGCGCCACTTGATCGAGCACAGCGACATCGTGGTGGCCAAAACCCTTCTCAATGACGAGGGCGTCACCGGCAACGCGATCGGCAAGCGGGCGCGCAAAGAACTGGACGTCATGTATGCCTTCGCGGATCCCAACGGGGACCCAGAGGCCATCAAGAAGCACTACGCCCATTGGGAAGGGTTGAACTGCGACAAACTCGCCCTGCGCGGCACCATCGACCAAGAGATCGAGGCCTTCATGCAGACGACCCGCTTTCGCGGCGTGCTGCAATTCATTTCGCGGGCGGTGCACGAAGCCAAGGCCCTGCGCGGTGAAATCGAGCTTCCGGTGGACGACGGCAACGCCGCCCGCGAGGCGGTGGTTACCGTTACCGAACCTATCCGAATCATGGAATACGGCTGCGCACACGGTCATCTTCTGTTGCCGCTCGCCAAGATCTTCCAAGACGTGGAGTTCGTCGGTGTGGACTTCATGGAGAAGTCGGTCAAGATGGCCAACGAAACCGCCGCCAAGTACGGGTTGACCAACGTCCGCTTCGTGCAGGGCGACCAGAATTCCTTCGCCGCCCTCGACATCGGCGACTTCGACGTGGTGCTGGCCGCCGAAGTGCTGGAACACGTGTGGGACTACCAAGCGGTCATCCGCCAGTTCCAGACGCGCATGAAGCCGGAGTCGGTGCTGGTCACCACCACCCCGTGCGGGCGGTGGGAATGGTCGGGCCGCGACTACTGGCCGTTGGGGCGCCAGCATCTGCACCACTTCGAAGCGGCGGACCTGCTCGACATCTTCGGCCCGTGGGGGTTGAACCGCGACACCGACATGCTGTACGCGCCCGGCGAAGGACACGACGGCGCCGCGGCGCAGGTGGGTTCGTGGATTTGCTACCTCACGCCCGGCTCGCCGCCCATGGGCCAAATCGACGTGAAGCGCAAGTTGCGCTATCTCGCCCCGCGGCAGACGGTGAGCCTGTGCATGATCGTCAAGGACGGCGAGGCCACGCTCACCAAGGGACTCAAGCAGATCCTGCCGTATGTGGATGAAGTGATCGTGGGCGTGGACATCGACACCACCGACGACACCATCCCGGTCCTCAATAAGATGAAGGAGCGGTTCCCGTGGGTGCCGTTCGACGTGTTCCCGATCAAGTCGCCGCTGGTGCAGGGCTTCGACTCGGCACGCAATGAAACGATCGACAAAGCTTGCGGGGACTGGATCCTGTGGATGGATGCCGATGAGGAAGTCCCGCACGCGGGCAACATCTGGCGCTATCTGCGCCCGTCGTCCTTCAACGCCTATGCGTGCCAGCAAATCCACTACAGCATCAACCCGCCGCAAGTGTTGCAGACGGATTGGCCGTGCCGGCTGTTCCGCAACCATCGCGGGACCAAGTTTTACGGGTTGGTGCACGAACACCCGGAGGACAAGGCGGGCGAGGCCATTCCCGGCTCGGCGATGGTGGGGGACGTCATCTTTGTCCATTCCGGCTACACCGACGAGGACATGCGCCGCGGCAAATATCAGCGCAACCTGTCGCTGTTGATGCGCGACGTGGAAGTCCACCCGGACCGCTATCTCAACAAGTACCTGCTCATGCGCGACATCGCGCAGGGGATCATCTTCGAACAGCAGATGACAGGTGGACTTGGGGATGACGTGGTGAGCCGCGCCAACAAGGGCGTGGAGTTGTTCAAAGAACTGATCGACCTCAAGAAGCCGGTCTTGCGCATGGTGCAGGACTGCCTGCCGTTTTATTCGACCTGCGTCGAAGCGCTGGGGATTCCCGGCGCCTTCAACGCGGAGATCTCTTTGAAGGTCAACCGGGTGGGCACCCCCACCATGACCGCCAACACGGTAGTTTCCGGGCGGTTCGCCGACCCGGAAACCTACATGAAGTTCGTCAACCTGATCCAACGGGAGTCCACGAAGCACTATGACAGCAAGTACGCCTGACAATAAGGCGGTCAACGGGACGCTTGGCTTCACCGACAAGATCGGTCCCGAGCGTTTCTACGGGGAATTCGAAATCTTGGTCACGCGCCACGACGGCAAGGTGGAGCGCCGCACGCTGCGAAATATCGTGACGGCGGCGGGACTTAACCGCATTGCCAACCGCGCCGTCACCGCGACCGGCACCACGCCGTTCTATGTGTTGGGCGTCGGCACCATCACCGCGGCGGCGTCGCTCGACTCCACCAACTTCGGTGAGGTGACGAACGGGCGCAAGGCCGCTTCGACGGTGGTGCAATCCCGCGAGTGGTTCGCCCTCACGATGACGTGGGCCGGCAACGCTGATTCGCTGACCGGCATCCTGCTCGACAGCGCAGCCATGTTGTGCCACGCCTCGTCCGGTCAGGGCGCGGTGGCGAACATCGTCAACGCCATGAGCGTGACGCTGGGCGCCAGCGACTTCCTGTTGCTGACGGCTCGCATCCGGGTCGGCTCGCACGATCTGTCGCACACGACGTGATCACAGCCCCGATCAGGGAGGTGCACGAACTGGAATTGTCCAGTATCTGCAATCTCGCGTGCGTGTACTGCCCGCATCCCCACCTCAAACGAGCCAAGGATCACATCGGCTGGGACACGTTCGAACGGGCGTTATTGCACGTGGAGCACTACGTTGGTGCGGGGACGCAGGGTGAGCTTTCGTTGACTGGTATCGGTGAGGCCATCCTGCATCCCCGTTTTATAGAGGCGCTGTGGATGTGCCGCGACACGATCGGGGACCGCAAGCTGGTGTTGAGCACCAACGGCGTCGCCCTGATGAACAAGGAGGTGGACGCCCCCGCGATCGCAGCGGCCTTGGCGGAAACCCGGACCTTGGTCTATGTGAGCCTGCATCGCCCGGAGTTGGCCACCCCCGCCGCACACAAACTCATGCGGGCGGGCGTGAACGTGCAACTCAACCACGCCTTCGTGGACAGCAGCATCGATTGGGCCGGGCAGGTGGACTGGCCGGTGAGCGGACCGGTGCATACCTGCACCTATCTGAAAGACGGGTGGGCGGTGATCCGGCAGAACGGGAACGTGGACGCCTGCTGCCAAGATGCCCACGACCTTCACCCGTTGGCGAACGTGTGGGACGAGCCGGGGACGTGGGTCACGCATCCGATCGAACTGTGTGCCAAGTGTCACTTGAAAGTACCGGAGGATTTCCATGTTCGCGCTGCGTGAGATCCACCAGATCGAAATGACGTCGCACTGCAACCTGCGCTGCAAGTACTGCCCGTCGCCGCATCTGGCACGCCCGAAGTTGCACATGACGGAAGCGAACTGGCGCCGATCCCTGCATTGGGTGGGGCAGTTTCGCGAGCGCGGCACGCAGGGCGAGTTGAACATCGCCGGCATCGGCGAAAGCACGATGCACCCCGAATTCGTGCGCTTCCTGTTTATCGCCCGCGAAGTGGTGGGGCCGGGCCACCGGCTCTTGTTCGCAACCAACGGCCTGCTGGTGACCGATGAACTGGCCAAGGAAATTGCTCCTGCGAAACCCCTTGTGTGGGTGTCCATGCACCGTCCTGAAAAAGCAGGACCCGCTGTGCAGGCTCTGCGCCGCGTCGGGTTGCTTGCTGGTGTCTCCGCGGATCCGTCAATCGCTGCTATCAACTGGGCGGGTCAGGTGGATTGGGAGGTGAGCGCACCAGCGCGCCAGTGCATGTGGGTGAAGCACGGGTGGGCCATGGTGCTGGCCGACGGGCGCGTGTCGCGCTGCTGCCTCGATGCCACCGGGGAAGGCGTGTTCGCGCACGTGGACGACGATCTCGACCAGTTCCAGACCTCGCCCTACACGTTGTGCCGCACCTGCGACGAGGACGTGGGCGTGCCGATCCCTGATAGCGTGCCACGTCGCGACAACGCGGTGCCGCTCAAGTTCATGAAACGGGAGGCAGCGGCGTAATTGGGAACGGTTACACACCATCTCACGCCCTACGATGCGGTTCCCCCCGCATCTAATTATGGGCAGTTCAAGGCAGTCGCTGGCACCAACTTTATCGTTCCTTCGCTCGCGTTCGACCCAACGACCGAAGAGACGGTGCAGTTCAACTTCCGAGCCGTGCGCTATGGCAGCGGAAATCTGACGGTGAAAGTGTTGTGGTATGCAGACACCGCATCGTCGGGTGGCGTCACGTGGGGCTGTGCCATTTCCGCGCTTACGCCTGACAGCGATACGCAAGACATCGAAACAGACGCATTCGCCACCGAGACAACTGGCGATGACACCCACTTGGGCACCACCAACCAACGCCTGCACACCTGTTCGGTGACGGTCAGCAACTTGGATTCCATCGCGGCGGACGATCGCGTGGTGCTCAAACTGGCGCGCAAGGTGGGCAATGCGAACGACACCATGACGGGTGACGCGCTGGTCACGGATGTGATCGTGGAGTATTCGGACACCTGATATGTCGCGCAGTTATTCAGGCGCAGCGGACGCAAACCAGTTCAACAGTGGCGCGCTGACCACCGCCGCCAGCAACGTCACGATATGCGCGTGGATGAAGAATAACGCGGCGCTGGCGGCGGTCGTCGCCTGCGTGAGCGTCGGGAACGGCACGGGCAACAATAATCGCCTCACATTGGGGCGCGGCGCTTCGGGTGAAATGTCGGCAATCTCACGCACGACATCTAACTCCACTGCGCAGTCTGGAACGCCGAACCCGAACGACACGACGACTTGGCATCACGGCGCTGCGGTGTTTCGGTCGTCTACTTCGCGTGACGCCTATTGCGATGGCGCGCAGAAAGGGTCCAACGCCACATCTTCTACGCCGACCATTACGGGCACGGTGTATTTGGGATCGGGACCTGCTGGCAGCTTGGGCTGGAATGGCCGCATGGCCCATCCCGCGATATGGAGTGTTGCTCTGGACGACGATGAAATCGCGGTGCTGGGCGCAGGCAAAGTTTCGCCATTGATGGTGCGCCCGCAATCGTTGCTGTTTTACGTGCCCTATCTTGGCCGTGACAGCACAGATATTGACATCATCAGCCGCTTCGATCTTACGGTGGGGGCGGGCGGCGCTACTGCGATTGGAGACGACGAACCGCCCACGTTGTGGTTGCCGAAGCACAACATATTCCTGCCGCCCGAATCAGTTGGTGGGACCACTTACAGCAAGACGATGGACGAAAACATCTCACTGACCGATGGAAACATCGACACGATCTTCCGCGGTCGGACTATGAGCGAAACCATTGCGGTGACCGACGAGAACGTAGTCAGCCGTCTGCGCGGGCGTTTCTTCACGGACACCATCTCACCGGTGAGCGACCGCAATGAAGTGGTGAAGATCCGCTCGCGTCAGGGCAGCGATGCCATCAGCCTGACCGACGCCATTTTCCTGTTGACCCGCCTGCGGGGCCGGGTGCAGGAAGATGCCATCACCCTGATAGACCAGACCGCCACCACGGTTTACCGCGGCAAGACCATGGTGGACACCACGGTCATCAGCGACGGCAGCGTGCTTTCCCGGCAGCGCGGGCGTTACCTGACGGATAGCAGCACCATCGCGGTGATCGACCAGCAGTTCCTGTCGAAGGTTTATGGCCGGTTGCAGTCGGACAACATTGGGGCCGTCACCGACGGGCAGTTCCTGTCCCGGATCCGCGGGAACCTGTTTTCCGACAACATCGCCCTGACCGATCAGGCCACGCTGTCCCGGTTCCGCGACCCCACGCAGACCGACACCATCACGGTGATCGACGGCGTGATGGTCACGCGCTTGTTCACGCGGATCATGGGCGACTTCATCAGCGCCATCACCGACACGTTCCTCGCCTCTCTGTTTACCGGGCGGTTGTTCCAATTGACGTTGACCGACACCATCGCCCTGATCGACGAAGCGATCGTCAGCCGGCGCCGCGGGCGCACGCAGGGCGACGCCGTGTTAGTCGGGGACGAGGAACTGGACGGCATCCTGCGCGGGCGCTTCAACAGCGACGGCATCACCCTGAGCGACGGCACGTTCCTGTCCCGGCAGCGACTGCGGTTGTTCACCGACGCCCTGACCATCACCGACGAGGAACTGGACTATTTGCGCCGCACCGTGGTGGCCAGCGACTTCATCGCCGCCACCGACGAGACGCTGGTCATGCGCCTGCGCGGGCGCGTGTTGTTCGACTCGTTGACGGTGTTCGACGCTTTCAGCTTCAACATCAGCCAACAGCCGACCTTCACGCCGATGACGCTGGAAGTGCGGGTGCGGATCAGCGCCCGCGACCCGGTGGTGCTGGGGCAGTCTACCTACGGGATCATTGGCGCGGATGACGACGTAAAATTGGGAGGCTACAACTGACGTGCCACTTCCCGTACAGATTGTGGAGTGCATCGCCGGGACCACGCTGAAAGCAACGTGGGTCAATTCCGGCGTCACCCCATCCTCATTGCAGTCGCTGTTGCTGGACAGCAGCGACAGCCTCATCTCGTCGTTCAACGCACTGACGCTGGGGTCATCCGGCAACGGCTTCTATTACGGCGTTCACTCCCTGCCCAACACGCAGGCGTGGTACGTCAACCAGTGGATCAGCCTGATTCAAGCCAACACCTACTCGCACCGGCAACTGGTCCGCGTGCACCGCTTGGAGGTGTGACATGGGTCGCTACATCGAATGGGCCGACGTCACGGGGCGCTACATCGACACCGCCAAGTACACCGGCGGCGAAGGCGGCGTGGGTTCGTATTGGCTGGCGCTGGCCGAATCGGAAATCGATGCTTTCGTGGCGCCCAAGTACACCGTCCCGTTCAGCCCGTGCCCGCTGCCCATCAAGGATCTCTGCATCGACCTGACCTACTACAAGATGTCCATGCGGCAGGAATCGGCCAAGCCGCTGTGGGAGTACATCGACTATCGGCTCAAGGCGATCCTGAACGGCACCATGACGCTCACCACATCCGGGTCCGCGCTCGCGCAGGGGACGGCGTGGAGCGAAAACTCCGGCTACGCCAGCAGTTTCGGGCCGGATGACCCGCTCAACTGGAGGGTCAGCAGCGACTGGATGGATGCCGTGGAGGGGTCGCGGGATTGATCCAGATCGAAGTCAGGGCGGAACTGGCGCGGCGCAACCTGAACCGGTTGGCCCTTTCATTGGGGCCGGCGCGGCGCGGCATCGCCAACAAGCGGGTGGCCGCCAAGCTGACCGCCATGGTGCTGCGCAACTTCGACACCGAGAGCAACGACGGCGAGCCGTGGGCGGCGCTGGCGCCTTCGACCGTGGAATTCAAGCGGCGCGAGGGCAAGGAAAAGATGCTGGTGATGACCAGCTACATGAAACAAACCTTCCTTCCGTTCTCGGATGCCGACCAAGCCGGCACCGGCGCCCGACGCGCCACCAAGGAAAACGAGGACGGGGACCACGCCGACTTGGCCTTGATTCACGAAAAGGGGACGGACAAGATCCCGGCGCGGCCCATGTTGCCGACGCCAGAGAGGGGGCTTGAAGAAGCCGTGAAGATCTACAGCGCGTACATCCGCGAGGTCAATTTGTGACCTTGCAATATCTCCCGCTGGACGTTTCGCAAGTGACCGACGCTTTGGTCAACCAGATCCGGGCGTGGCCGGGTTGCGTGAACACCAACGTGAGCCGGGCGCAGGAATTGAACAAGGAACCGAGCCAGTGCCCGTGGGTGGGCGTGTATCGGGACCGGGTGAACTATGTCCCGAAGGTGGTCGGGCTTGGGACGGGCGCTCAGGAACAGCAAATGTATCTCGTTGTGGTGGTGCAGGAATCGCATCCGACCAGCGGGGAGCAATGCGAAAACGCGCTTGAGAGACTGGTCCGCGAAGTGATGCGGGCCATCCTCAACGACATGCGCCTGACCGTGGATGGATCCGGGCTGATCCGCAACATGGCGGATCTGAGCGTTCAGTACTCCGACTACCGGATCGTCGGGGGAATTTACATGCAGACCGCGGCCATCTATCTGACCGCGGTGGATGCCGTTCGAATGGAAGACATCCCTTAACAGGAGGCTGGTTTTAGATGCCCTACGGTGCACAACAGAAATTCGGAATTGCGAGGCAGACGTCGGTTGGGTCCGGCAATGCCATCACCGCAGCCGGATCGTTCCACCACATCCCGATGGTCAGTCACGATGTGGGCTACGAGAAGGAAGAAGTGATCAGTGAGAACCTGATCGGTCGCTTCGAACAGGGCGCCGCCTTCGACGGCCTCGCCAATGTCCGCGGCACGATCGAATTCGAACCGCTGCCCAAGGCGCTCGGTGCCTTGCTGATGGCGGTGGTGGGTCGCGCCCAGACGGTTGCGGTGTCCGGTTCGTTGAACACGCTGGGATTCCTGCCGCGCACGGCGGACTTCTCGGCGCTGTTCTGCAACGAGCCGATTTCGATCTACAACCAGTTGACGGACGCCACCAGCGGCGAACATTTCTTTGACTGCCAATTGGGCAGCATCGAGTTCACGTTTTCGCAGGGGGCGCTCGCCCGCGCACGGGCGACCGTGGTCGGCGGTAACCGGGTGGCCACCGGCATCGGCTCGTTCGCATTGCCGCTCGACACCGGGGAAGCCGGGCAGGGCTGGCTGTGGGACGTGTCGTCTATCAGCTTCGGCGGCGCCGCCATCCAGAATCTGTCCGAGATCACGGTCAGCTTGGACGAGGGCATCGGCCCGATCTACACGCTGAACGGCACGCTGACGCCGTACAAGTACACCCGCGAGCAGTTCCGGCAAGTGCGGGTGACGGGAACTATGATCTTCGACAGCCGTTCGCTGTTCAACGACTTCATCGCGGGCACCCAGCGGCAGTTGATCATCACCAGCCGCAACACGCGCACCGCGATCCAGTCGGGTTACTACCCGACCTTCGTGCTGGACGTGCCGCAATTGAAGCTGACCAGCGTCAAGCCGGCGGTGTCGGGACCGGGCGAAGTGAGCGTGCCATTCGAAGGCCGCGGCGTCATCGATCCGTCGAGCGCGTATGTCTGGAAAGCGACGCTGACCAACACCTATTTCATCACCGCGGCGAGTGGTTCGTCGCCCTACTGAGGGAGGGGGCAATGAGTGGCTACGTAAGGACGATCGACGTGACGACCCCATTTGGGGACCGAGAGTTCCACATCACGCTCACCCCGCTCAAACGGCGGGATCTGCTGATCTTGGAAGAACCGCTGACGTTCACGCCGCAGGACACCCCGCAGGAAAAGGCGCGCAAGTCGGTCAAGTCGTTCGACTTGTACGCCGATCTGCTGCCGGGTTACGTGCAGAAGCACGACGTGGTGGACGACGGCGGGGTGCGGGTCGAGATCGAGGAATGGACCACGGTCGCGGCTTTCACGCCGGTGGTTGC